GTAAATCTTCTTGATTCTATCCGGAGAAAGACCCATCCCATAATCGATAAAGGAAATGGATGCCTGCTCTCCCGAGAGTGGATCAGCTTCGCGCAGTTGCACTCGAACCGGTTTAGTTACACCCGACTCTTTGTGAGAATCAAAACAGTTCGAGGTAATCTCTCTAACTATAGAGCCAATTTTATTGGAGTATAGCGAGTCCGAGAATCCTCTAATCAGAATTCCAATGGAATCCATGTCAATAGAGAAATCCTGTCCCTCTAAATCTTCGGTAGATTCTACCTCGATGTTTTTATATTCAGTTAGTTTCATTGTAATGATTTTAGTAATAGAGTTCTACTTTGTTTTCTGCGGGTAGTTTCCTAACCCTCATCCCATCCAGTACCACATCAAAGGAGAATTCTCCATGCAGATAGCGCATGATGATATTCGCCTCTTTGCGGTGGTAGAAATCACTCTCAAAATATTCTTGATTGGTGATTTGTTGAATGCGGAATTCATTTTTTAACAGGTCTTCCGAATCTCCTGTATACATCATACGAGCAGCAGCTTCAAACATATCCTTGCGGTGTCGATGAATACAAGCTAAATAGACCATACCTGAACCATCCATAAAGGTCACCAATAGGGTATAGTCAGCCTCAGCAATGACTTGTGCGCCAAGGCGGAAGTCATTTGCAGATCGAACGCAAGGGGTCAAGAAGGCACACTTTTGCAGGTCTTCTATAAATTGTCTTCGAATCTGATCTTGTTCATCTAATTTTTCTCTGGGTATTAATTCGCAACGGTAAGTCTGAACCCAAGCTCCTTCGTAATCTTGAAAGGCTTTTGTGTTCATCTATTTGGAATTTTCTACAAGAGCTTCAGTGGTGTAGTTAAAGGGTGCAGGATCTGGAATGTTAATATCCAGGGATTCTACAGCCCAGCGTTTTATATGGTCTACATATTCACTAAACTCTTTTGTTTTTAATTTACTTGTGGTTCGAGAGGTACTTCCTAAAATTTCTCCGGTCTCTGTATTGATAATGTCAGAGCGGTTGAAACTGTCTTTTAGGAATTCATGCACATCATTTCGGGTTAGTTTTGCACCCATCGTATCCTCCAAGAGATCGGATCGTGTATAACCCAATTCCTCTAAGCGTTCCCTAACCATATACACCACCACTCCCCAATAGTATCGGTTCTGTGGGTTGCTACGGTTGGTAATTCTTTCAATGGTAATCTCTACATCTCTGCCTTCAAACTCCGGCATGGAGTCCCAATACAGTACACGTTCAATCGGCAGTATTTTACCATTCTTTATCTTCGCGGTGAACTTCATAATGCGGATGGTTTAAAATCTCCTCTCTTTCTTCCTTGATAATTCTGAAGGTCATCTTGCGATCTTCTTCATCCTCAACGGGAAAGAATTCTGGAGCGGCGCTTTTAGTGATATAAGTAATATTGTCTTCGGGAATGATACCAGCCTCTACCAGGGCATCTTGGAAACACTTATTGTAAATCCATAGGTTGTCTAAATCCCAATTGGCTACACCGATGATTTGGTGTAAGTCCCAATGGATTTGGATTGGAAAGTCCTCGGATTTGATAGGTTCTAACCCTTTCAACGCCTTGAGGAAATAGATTTTCATCTCTTTCACAATCTTCACCCTTTGTGCAGAATGTCCAAAACCTGCATAGAATGCCTGTCCGTTAATCTTTGCCCATGAGGGTGTTCCCTGTGCTCTAGGGTTAGCAATAATCCTGTTGCCCAATGGATCCACTAAAATCCCTTTCTTATCGAAGTTAAACTGCTTGAACTTCTTAGGAATCTTAGATTTAGTAGTATAGTATTTTGCCCGTCTTTTCTCGGAGAGTTTTACCCGGAGAATGTACTTAGGAATCTCAATTTTTAATAGTTCAGTCATTCTAATGTTTTAGAATGGAGCCTCTTCTATATCGTTGTGTACTTCCTCAGCTGGTTGTTCCTGTTTTTCCTCTAACAATTCTATCATCACCTCACGAGATTGGTGTGTACCATAGTCTCGGGTGAAATCACTTATATCTTTCGCACCATAGTTAATAGTTCCGTGGTCACCGTTAGTTAAGAAAATGGACTCGATATTGTAAACGTCTTGTATTTCTTGAGCCATTTGTCTTCCTGCACGATCGTAATCGTAAAAGCAAAGCACCTTTTTAAAGCGACTCTGCAAATCTGTAATGAAATCTTCAGCGGGTAATTGCGTTTCTGATTGAGGTGCGCATGCTGCATACCCCAGTAGGTGCAATACCATCACATCTTTCAGTGATTTACTTAAGATGACTAATTCCCCTTTTTCTGGTAATTGTGCATAACCTTGAATGATATTGGTATTGCACAAAAAGCGTGTTTCGGTTTTCTTCGGGAAATAAATCTTATACACCCCTTCCATAAATCTGTAGGCGTAAGCTGGGTTGAATTTGTTGTAGCGGTAGATAATTCTTCCGTTTAAGAATACAGCATCGCAGGAGAAAACTCCGTAGCGTTCAATAATCTTAGAATTCAAACCAAATTGCTTCCAAAATTCAATATCGGTAGCGGTGAAGGCTTGCCTTTTAATCCCAATCACGGTGGTGGAAGAAAAGCGCTCGGGTAGGTCTTCATAGTTGTAGACTACCTTCGCGACTTTAAGCTTCACATCCATCAGATTGAAGTCTGAGGCAATAATTTGTAGCGATTCAAAGAAAGAGCAGGAGTATTTGAATTGAACTAAATCAAAACAATCCCCCCAAAAGTGACCTGAGAAATCCTTAAAATAAAGAATGTTCGACCCTCTAGCGTATTTGAATCCACAAGTTGGGGTACGATCAGGTCTAAGTGGAGACAATACCAGATGGGAGAAAGTAATCTTTATCCCCAGGTAGTGTTCCATCATCTGCTCTTGACTTAAATGTGAAAGGATGAAATCCTTAGTTAAGTCGGGTTGAATCTCGTACATAATTTAAGTGTAAAAAGGGAACCGAAGTTCCCCTTATTAGTAATCTACCAAGCTGCACCCACAGCACCTGTAGGAACTCCGTTAGCTGGAGTTGGGGCGTCAAAAGAATTCGCCTCATTGTCTTGAGCTACTTTCTCTACTCTCTCGTACTTAGGATTGATTTTCAATCCATTAGGTACGCTCATCGCTTGGATAAATGGAGAGATAGCACGTTTAGGGAACATCAAGTAATCTTTCTTGTTGTACACAATTTTCACACGTACTGCTACGCCTTCATTTGCTTGTCCTAACATGTCTTTTACTCCTTGACAGAATCCTTCCCATGAAGAAGTTCTTGCAAATACCAATTTATCGTTGCTTAAGAAGCATGATAAAATATGCTTGATACGCTCTCCTTGAGCTTCAAACTCTCTTTGCACCATTTCCTCAGCTTCCTCAGCTTTACCCCAGGCTACTGCATTTTGTCTAGTGCGATCTGCATCAATGGCAAATTCTGTATGTGTAAAGGTTGCTGATGCTGCATCTTTAAAGAAGAAACGCAGTACCATAGTACCTGTACCATCACTTTTTGAATTCTCAAATTCAATACCTGTAAGCTTCACATTTTCTGTGATACCTGCCGACATTAATTGAATCTGTCCTTCTCCTGTTTTCTCATCAAATCCGTACATAATCTTTTTGTTTAATTGAAATTATATTGTGTTTATAGTGGTGTTTTAACAAATCTACGCATTATATGTGAAATATAATTGCGTATAAGGAAATTATATATCCTTTAATCAAGGTAAATTTTACCCCATTCAAAGTTCATATCCTTTCCTCTTAGGTGTTCGCATCTTCCGCCGCATTCCACTTCTTCTGAAGGGACAAAAGAGATTTTCAGTTCACCGTCATTTCTGTAAACATATCCAATAGCGTCTGCCTTACTCATCAACTGACCTCGGAGTCTTCCGGTTAGATCCAATGAAGACGTATTCACCTCTAAAGAGGTATCCCCAATGATGGTTCTCTTGCGATGCCCAATAACAATTAGGTGGTCTGTTAAGGTTTGGAAGTTGTCTAAAATCTTGAGCGTCAACTCTCTTGAAATAGAATACCCTTTCCCAAAATCTAAATCCCCAATGGTAGCAACACCGTGCGCAGCGCAGGTATGTGCATCACACCATTCCGCAATCTTATCGATGGTGTCAATCGCGATGAATTTGTACTTGTGTTCAGAAGTTCTTAAGGCTTCCAACACTTCTTTTAAATCGCCCAGGCTGTTCACCTGCACCTTTAAACCTTCGACATATTTGGTACCTTTCTCGGTATCGATCATCAGGCAATTGTCCAACTGAGAAAGCATAGTTGTTTTCCCTATTTTACTCTGCCCATATAGAACGAGCATTCCCGGATTCACTGTCTCAACAGGAACAGGCATTGTTGGTAATTCAATCATAACTGTTTTATTTGATTGGTTAATTAATAGTGATTAATCTGTTCGTCTACCCATTCGACAATACGACCATTTGCAAGGTCAGATTTCAGGCGGGTAAAGCCTGGTTGTCCCTTACGCATCTTGATCAGGTGGAAAGCCATTAAGTCCCGTGTAGGATATTGATTAGGACCGTAAAAGTCCAAGTTCAACATCTCGGGTCTGTGGATTACCATTACTGAATCACAGGCGTGGTACAATTGTTTGGAACCGTGCAAATCGGTCTTTGATGGATACTGCATGGAGGGTATTTGCAATCTTCTAGGGTCTTCAATCTTGTCATTGAGCTGCCCCAGCAGAATATTACAACTACCATAGTCCTTTCGTATTTGTAAGAACATCTTCCCCAATTCACTTAGGAGTTTGACTTCATCCTTTTCATCCAAGTATTCAACCAGCAGGGTGTGATCTAAAGTGATCACCATTCTATGGTCTGGGAACTTGTTCTGAAAAGCACGTATAGTCTCCAATATCTCCAATCGATTACCCGGTTTTTCAACGTAGTAGATTTGATTGGATTTAATCTTCTCCATACTCATACGAACTCTGTCGTAAGCCTCATCTTCCAACTGCTCCTCGGCAGAGAGTAAAGTCCCGTAGGAAATTTGCTCCATTCCGGAGACCGTTCTCAAGACTTCATCTGAAGAGCTCATCTCGAAATTAAAGTGCAGTATCTTATAGGGATACTTCTCCATCATCTCGCCGTTGAGTTCTGGGTTGCAGAAATCTTGGTGTAGCATATTTAGGATATAGGACTTTCCATGTCCTGAAGCTCCCGCCAGTAGATTCAGCGTACTGTATCGAAAACCACCCAACATTCTTTTGTTGATGGATTTCCAACGCGTGCGCAGTACCAAAGGTTCACCTGAACGCGACAAGTCCATATCGGCAATTGCTTCCTTAATAGCCGAAGCCATAGGTTTTACCGGTAGACTAAAATTCTTCTTGTCCGTGTTTTGGTTCATGGCTCAGATATTTGTTTTGTTCCAACTCAGCTTGAACCTCAACCCATTGTTCAGATTCAAACCATTTTTTAATTCCCATATTGATTCTATTATTCTTAATAGAATACTTCAGGGCTTCCATCACTTTGTCGTGTTTGATTTTGGAATGCCCTATCTTCTTGGTATAGTCCTTAAAGAAGACTTCCTTATTCACCGTTTTGGCGGGAATTCTTCTAAAATCAATACTTATAAGTAGGGGGTAGGTCTCCCAAAATTCTAAGGCAGCTTGTGTATCTTCAATAAATAAGTCCAGTGCAAATTCATCCATCACGACAAAACTGTCGGCATAAAATTCATTAGGGGACTTATTCAAATTCAATATCAAGCCACGCTTTTCCAAATCCTGAATGTCGTCGGGCGAGAATCCATGTCCTTTGTGTACCAGCTCGTAAAGCATGGCATACTCTTGAGTATAGATTAGATAGAGGAACAGAAATTGATTTGCGGTGATTTTATGTTTCACCAGCAAGTCTTTATAAGCTGCTAAATCCTCAAACATATCCTTGTACTCTTTTAAACATTAATTCTTCGTCTAACTCTCTCAGTTCCTTGTCTATACGCTCGATAGAATAGCGCATACCATAACTCGTATAGAGTATGTTTTGCACTTTACTTGTCGCCATAGAAAAGGTTAAATCCCCCGTTTTCAGGAGTTCGCTCAATAGGAGCTTCAATAGTCTCTTTTTCATCGCCTAATTGTTTTATAGAGTTAATCCAAACGATGTTGGTGTTCTTCGCTTGGCGCTTTCTCAACCATTTCTCATCTTGGGAATCTTTGATATAAAGATTCACCACTACGGCTTCTTTACCTTCCACAAATCGGATGGCACGACCGGTTCTTTGCAGATCTTGTCTTGGGGAGGAAGAGCCCGAGCAAATAATTGCCAGCTCAATTCCCTCCACATTGAATCCCTCATCCAAAGCTTTAGCAGTGTTGATTACACGTACCTTCGATAAATCATCGGTATACATCTTCATCAGTGCTTCACGCTTTTTCTTAGGTACTTTGGTGTGGTAGGAGAATGAAGTATCTCCGATTGCTTCGGTCAACAAATCTGCGAAGTCTACACTCTCCGCAAAGGTGATAGCCTTTGAGTCCGGGTAGCGCTCTAAGATTTGCTTGGTCAGTTCGATCTTGGTCTTATTATTAAATAGAAAGGTCTTTCGAAGACGCATATTCTTATTAAAAGCTAAGGCAAAAATCATTACTTCCTTGTCTTCCCAGTTCATCATCTTCGCCAGTTGCTTGCGGTATTCCTTATCAGTTAAGGCGCGCATAGCTCCGTTAAAGTCGAAGTTGAACAAGGAAAAGTACTTGTAGAATCGATCGTTGATTTTCTGATATTCAGCACGCTCCTCTGTATTTAAGTTCACCCCTAAATTATAGATGGTAAACTTGGATACATAACCCGCTTGAACTGCTTGTTCTACCGTTACCGTGTCGATAACAGGTGCAATTCTACTGAGTTGGTGGTGCTTTTTATCAGACCGTTCTAAAGTGGCTGTGAGTCCCATGACAAAGGAGTACTTGATACACTTAAATACATTAGAGAATTTCTCTGCTGCGTAATTGTGAATCTCATCCAATACCAATAGGTCATAGTCACCGTTCTTTTTGATGGCAGTGTTGACTACCAATACCGTTACGTTCTTAAGTCCGTGGTTTATGACTTCGTTTTTCCATTGAGAAGATAGGTATCGAGTAGGAACCACTACCAGAGTTGTACGCTCTGGAAAGCGGTCATTCATATCTTGAATGGCAAGCACCGCGCAGTAGGTTTTCCCAAAACCTGTACAGGCTTCGAGAGAACCCTGCGCTTTATTTGCTTTCCATCGCGCCAGAAACCTCAGTTGTCTGGCTAACTTCTCAGGATTGATTTTCATCCTACAAGCTCCATTACAGGTTTTGCATCCAATACAATTGCCTTGGCGTAATTATGCAAGTCCAAATGCTTGTTCAAAATAGTAGAAGGATGCTCAATCTTTAAGCTCTCTGTAATATTATTGTACAGGTTCCAAAGGCTCATGTCTTCTGAGTTCATCATGGAGAAGTTCTCAGAGAATTGAATCTCCTTTTTTACTATACCCAATTGCTGGGCAGTGAGTAATCCCTCCTGCATAAACAGTTCTCCTGTAATGCGGTGCAGCTCATTCTGATCTATATAATGAGACCTCATGTTTACCATATCCTTTTTAACTACCTCGAAGTTCTCTACGAGCTTGTCTAAGGATTTAGAAACCAAGCCATTTACATCAGACCATACATTCGTGGTGTGCTTTCTTAGAAGATTCAATTCCCCAAGCATCATCCCATTGCTGCAGACGATGATTTGTGCTCCCGATGCCAATCCTATTGCCATAGACTTATCGTAAGAATTACGAAAACCAAGACTCATATTGAGTTCTGAATTGGGATTTGATTGATCTTGAAAATGAAGCATACCCATAAACTGTTGACCATTGCCGTTGAGCTTATAATCGCTGGAGACAATCTTCAAGTCTTTAAAATTACTTCTCACGTTTTTCTCTATCGTATTTACTAGATCGTAGTGAGCTACGGGTGTATAAGATTCAGTCTTCGCAGGTAATGGTACCTGAAAGAGTTCCGTTTTATCTACTGTGTATTTCATTTCTAATTGTTTTTTAATGTTTATACTTACTTTTCCCAAACCCTAGAGGATTGAGGATCCGCTTTTAACATCCCATTGGGGATAATGGTCAGTGCAGCGCGCTCCATAAGAGCCTGCAATTCACCTTCCCACTCTTCAGCATAATCCTTCTGTACGATGGTATCGATCTGATCGTGTACCACCATAACAATCTTTACAGGCAAATCGTTGTCTTTGATATGTCGGCGCACTAAAATCAGCGCTTCCTTTACCATATCGGAACCTGTTCCTTGGATTGGGGTATTTTTCGAGGCTCTTTCAATCACACCACCTTCACGGAAATTACCCGCTAAATAGTCGGCATGATTCTCAAACCAACGCAGACGGAAGTAAGGACTCATGGTACGTATATAGCCTTGAGCTTTTCCTTGGTTCCCTAGATTGGTTAAGAACTTCTTGATAGAAGGGAAGGTCTTGAAGTAGTCTTTGATTAACTTCTCGGCTGCCTTCTCTTCAATCTGTAATTGATCTGCAATGGAAGTAGCTCCAGCACCATAAGCTAAACCGAAGTTGATCGCTTTGATTCCCTTACGAAGCTTACCGTGCTTTTTACAGTCGCATTTAGCTTGATTCATCTCACCGTCTTTACCTTGGGCAAAGAAGTTGCAAGTCAAATCGGCAGCATCTTCCCATTTCTTACCATACACTAGATGTGCGCAGATAGAGTGTAAATCCTGACCCTTACTCAATGCTTCTAACCAGACAGGATCTTGCGAACCGTGGGCTATAATACAAAGCTCTTGTGAGGAGTAATCGGCAGAGACAAATACATAGTCTGACTGCTTGGGCTCAAAACAATTGCGGTAGAGATTATTCCCCGGAATCTGTTGCATATTCGGATTGCGTGAACTCGTACGACCGGTCTCCAAGATTTGCTTGAAGGAGGTATGAATATGATTGTCAGAACGTATATGCTTTAAGAAAGTAGGTCCGTAAGAAGAGTATAGTTTAGAATACTCCTTGTACTTGATATACTTCTTAATGATGTCGTGCTTATGGGCGTAGACCAAGAGCTCTTTTCCATTCACATTCTCTAAGTCTGGCAATACCTTACGCAGTACTTCGAGTACCTGCTTGGGTGAGGACCATTTCAATTCCGTCTTTCGAATCTCTTCTACGGCTAAGAAAAAGTCAGACTGGAAATAGTTCATTTTAAATTCCGCGAAGGTCTCGTCCACCTGAATGAAATTATCCAATTCAGCTAGAGAGGCTTCTAAGTTTTCCTTAGAAGTTTCTGAATTCTTAAGCCAAGCCTCAGTATTCAGACCCATGCCATTGTATTCCATATCGGCAAGGGCATGAACACAGTTGTTCTCCAACTTCACTACATTCCCTAAATGGTGCTGTTCTACCAGTTCCATCTGCTTGGTGTAGATCGTATTCAAGTGTTGTACATCTAAAGCTCCATAGACAATTTGATTTAGGGTGTAGGGGTTAGAACCGATTGACAAGAATTCTATACGAACTCCCTTCACCATCTCTACCCCTACATAATCCTTCAATACTGCTGGTAAATTGTAGCGTTTAGATTTACGACCACAGTGTAAGATCTGCTCACAAAGCATCGTATCGTGCACATTCTCACACTCAATGCCGAAGCTTGAGCGAATGAAATTCAAGTCAAACTTCGCATTGTGGAATATTTTAAGAGTCTCTCGTGATTCTAAGTATTCTCTTAAAGGTTCAATGGAAATCCCACGGGTATCAATAATATATTGATGCTCTGCATTCCCAATCTGAAACATGATGACTTTCTCATCGATAAAGTCCAATCCAGTAGTCTCGGTATCTACACCTAGTACAGGATTCTCAGCTATAAAGGCTAAGACATCCTCCATGGTACATATACTGTAAGACTTGGATTTAAGTGCTTTTTGGTTGCTTAAGAAGTAAATCATAGCTAATTGATTTCAAATCCATGTGAATGCTCTAAGAAGTTCACGAACTCCTGTACATTGTCCACAGAAAATGGATAATTGGTAGCAAAGGGTCTTGTTTTACCTTCTCCTTTACAGCCGTTACATTCAATTTTAGCATTTTTAGCTTTATCGGTATCCATCAGGGCAAAACCCGTCCAGTTATCCCGCTCACCTGTTCCCACACAAATGTTACAGTCCTCATCGGACATAGCATCCAATCTTGCTTGAAGCAATACCTGGTAAGTAAAACACTTACCTTGCTCAATCTCATCCTTTAGAGTTACCTTTATATACTCAGCGGCTTTCTCATCGATTTCAGTTCCATCGTTCCAAAAGCCCGCTTCTTTTTGTTTCTCGGTTAACTCTGTACATACTTCCATGATGTAAGTCCATAAAGGTCTCCACCACCATACGTTGTTTCTGAAGTATTCACCAGGAGAAGAGCGGTCTTCACTCTCCACCGGTGCTATACCATAAATATCAAATCCCATAGTGTCGGTTTAGTTCGTTATACTTAATTGGCATTTCTTTACCTACCCAATCCATAAGCTTACCTGCGTAATAGGAGGTAGAGTGCTCGGATATATAACGCTCCATTCCACCCATCTCATCTTGATGAAATAAGCCGGATTGTACTACCTCAGTAGATTTATACTCTAAGAACTCCACCTTTAAATGTTTGGTAGACTCTTCGTACATTCTATCAAACCATTTCTCAATGGTTATCTTAACTGTACCGCCAACAGCATACTGTCCAATGTGGAAAGATTTCTGGGCGCATTGTGTAACTATAACTCCATCCATAATAATTGTTTTAGTAATCGTCCTCTATTCTTTCACCGTACCCATCCATTTCTAGGCTAGGATAGCGGTCCTTTCGGTAAGGATAATTTGATTCATAACAGCTGTCACACCAATGTCCTGTAGTGATTCCGTACCAGTCTGTAAACTCGGAAGTTTGAATACTGTTACATTCTTCACCACGGCATCTATGCACAGCATAAGATTCACATGACTTTAAACACTGGGAGCATTCATAGTCATCTACTTGTGTCTGCACCGAAGGCGCATCACAGCAAAAAGATAGTATGTCCATAATGTGTGTATTAATAAATAGTCCGCTGTACCTGCGACATGCTTTTATCTGATTTACTGACCCTATTCGAGAATTTACATGCTCTAGTTGTCAGAAGGGGAGCACCCAACCCTTAGTAAGGGGCAGTAGATCTCACAGACTATTTAATTATTGTTGAATTCCTTTAAACTTTAGAAGCTCATCTATTGTGATGGTCACCTCTGAAGGATACTCCTCAGTTCCTACCAGGTAATCATCAACTCCAACCCAAGTGACGCACATCAGTACGTCATCTGAATCAGTTATTTCAATGGAATCTACTTCACAGTGATAATCCTCCCTATTCCAGGGCGCCAACAAAGTGTCAGCTCCTGCTGGAAGTCTACCATTAGACATAATCAACGGTGATTTGGTCACCATCAACAGTGATGGTTTGATGAGGAGTAATCACTTGGAACCTTGGGCAGTTCACATTGAGGGTTTGTAGGGGAAGTAGTTTCTTCTCAGACTCGATGTCCTGAATAGCGGCAATGATTGCATCTACCTTGGTCACTTTCTTCAAGTCTGCTGAAGTGGTCGTTGGTATCTTATCTACAAATACAGTTTCACGCTGTATTAAGAGTTTCATCCTCTGGTTTACTGAAGTATGCATACGGTCTAAATCCGTCGCCAATTCTTTAACACTTTTCTCACGGTTATTCCATAAGTATTGATCTTCATCAAGTGTAAAGCGCTGTGTTTTCTTTCTAGTAGCCATTATATGAGTTCTTTTTGTAGTTTCTTAAATCTGTAAGTTCTTTCATTTCTAAGCAGTTGATACTTAGAACTATCGCGTTCAGCGATGGAGTGTAATTGTTTACCTCTCTTAACCATTTCACGCTCAAACTCAGCTATCTTCTCTGTAAAGAGTTCAGCTTTTTGCATGGCAGTAATGTATTGGTTAAAGAATGTGAGGTATTTGTGTTCGGCATAGTAATATGCCTTTTGGATATGGTCTGTATCCATTTCAGATATGGAGATGTCTCCTTTTTCTGTTTTCCAAGTCACATCAGCAGGCGCTGATACTTGGAATCTGCCGGAATTAATCTTACTTTGTTCCATAATGTCTTTTTTTACGTTTTAGTTCTCGTTCTAATAGTCGTTATTGTTAAAAGAGGGCAGGGAGAGGGGCTCAATTCACTCCCTGCGCTACTTTAAAATTGAGGTTCTGCCTCAACTGTTTCTTCCACAGTATTTTCAATCTCCTGTGCTGTAGTATCTGCTTGCACTTCTTCTTGAGACATACCTACATTCACTTGGAATGCTTGTCCTGAGTAGTCAGCGGCTGCTTCAACTTCAATTCTTAGATCTACATCTTCTCTTGCCGTAGCTGAGAAGTATACTGCTCTGTATTGTGTTAAACCTCCGTGTAGAATAATCTCTCCAGTCTCTGGGTTAATTACCTGTTGACGATCTTTAACATTATCGATGTATTCAGAGTGCTCTGCTTCATCTAAGTTTGCCATCCAATTGTCATCACCGGTCGTTAAAATAGGCTCTGAAGACAATACACGGTAAATACACGCCTCTGTTAAAGACTCTAAATGTTTAACACATTGTTCTTCAGTCCATTTTAAAGGAACATCAATCCAAGTCACACGATTCTCTTCGTATGTAGTCTCGGGTAAGTCAAAATCTTCAGCTGATGCAAAAGCATCTTTGAAGTTATTACTTAGCGATCTTGATTCGTAGCTTTTCACAATCACTTGACGTAATTGTGCTGACTGCACGTCTTCAGAAAATGAATGATCTTGTACGTGGTCAATGCTAACTGGGTTCTTAATGATTTTCATAACTGTTTTTAATTAAATAGTGAGTAAATTGATTAAATAAATTATAGTGTTTATTTAAAGTCCCCACCATTTAAGGGACTGCAATATAAACAATAATATTGCGCATAAACTAGTTCATAGTCGTTTTTTATATGTTATACGCAATAATATGTCATTTAAAATTAAGAAAGGTGCCCCATCCCAAACGGACAAGACACCTTCCAGCTACTAACCTAAAGTAGATTTTCTATAATATACCTTCATCAGCCATTGATAGATACTTACCAGGTAATGGTGCTAGTATCAAATGGTCTAATACTTGAAAGCTTAATAATTTTAGTACCTCTTTAACCTCACGTGTAAGTTTGAGATCATTTGCAGATGCTTCTAACTTACCCGAAGGGTGATTGTGTACCAATATGCAGCAGTTTGCTACATTCAATATCATTTGCCTTACAATATGAGCCTTATCTACTACCGTAGCATTAACAGACCCGATCCCAAGTAATGCAGTTGCGACTACATGGTTACTATTGTTCAGCATTATAATTCTAAACTCCTCACGATAGGACATAGTCCCTGAATCATATAGAGTTCTAATAAATTGCTCCGTATCACTACTATTTGTAATACGCACAGCTTTAAATTGAGGATTAGCTTGGTATATTACCTGAGCTTCCCCTAAGTATGAGTTATTCATAATGTTTTATCTTTAGGTTAATAAACAAGAAAAGCTCCTACAACATATAGTCATAGGAGCTCATCACGCGTGGGGCAATTTAATTGTGAAACAGAGAGGAATCGAACCTCTCTCTTAACCATTTGTTTCGTGTTTAGTTGTTACTTAATAGAGTCAATATCCTCACTGATCTTAGTCAGTAAGAACTTATAACTCTTAAGCCGAGCTTCATGCTCTTTAATCTCATTCTCAATCTCTTTCTTTATCCTGATTAATTCAGGTAAGTCTACAGAAGATGCTTCAACACCTTCATTAAAATCATTGACTATATTCATAATTATCTATTTTCCCACTCCTCTATAGTAGAGTTATGTGGTGTTGGTTTATCAGTTGCAAGGGTAAGTAATAAATAGGTTACCATTCCTATCATTCCGAGTATAATTAAGTCTCCAATCATAATAAGTTCTTTAAGGTTAATTAGATAAAATTGCAGCAGTGTACAAGTTGCGCTCTTTTGTGAGGCGACATTCTACTATAACTTCCTTTGGAAGTTTACATCCAAGCCTTTCTTCCATACAGTCCATACATAAAAGGTCTCTACCTACACCATAAGTTTCCCATATAGAATCTTTTACTGAAAAGTAGTCTCTATTGTCTATGAAGCAGTTTTTATTGCAATCCTTGCAAAGCCTGCTGCGAGGCTTGGGTCTTCGAATCTTACCTATGCCCATAATAGAGTTCTTTAAGGTTAATAATACACCGACACCTATAAGATGTCAGTGTAGAAGGTTAAGTATAACAGCAAGGATAGAATCCCTACTATAGCTAGTGAGACCTTTACAAAGGCTACCACTAAATCAACTAAGAGTCTCATACTCTCAGTTGTTCATAGTATTCACGATCTACTCTCTTCTGTGTTCTGTTTCTATCAATCACATGATACATGATTAACAACACAGCAATATGTGCGAACACAATGAGCCCTATTAATAGAGAG